AGACCGTCCGGATCCTGGCCATGTCGTCCCCGTCCAGGTGGAGGGTGGGTTGTGTGTTGTTGCGGAAGGGACGGGTAGTGGTAAGCACCACTAATGTTGAGGGTAAGACGCATCCACGGCAAGAGAGTCTGGCGGTTCGGGTCGGTCAGCCTTACCGCCGCTCGTTGCACGCGGAGCTTCGGGCTTTGCTGAAGGCGAGAGTGGAGACGGATACGTTAGTGGTAGGTCGGGTGAATAGTAGAAACGAGTTGTGCTTGGCACGGCCGTGCCCCGTGTGTCAGCTAGCCATCAGCGAATCCGGCATTCAGCACGTGTACTATTCAACCGATGGTGGGGACTGGGCTCGTCTAGAACTCCCCACCTGATACGAAGTCGAGCAGTTCCCACAAACCGGTGGTGTAATTGTAGGCCAGGATGTCACCTGGGATCGGGGACCGTGTAAAACTTACATCGGCGAGGTCCTTTAGGCGTCGGGTCGCCTCAAGGTTAATAATGTACTGCCGCAACTCACTCGCGGACTGCTTATACAGTGTGGAGTCCGGGAACACACCGAAGGACGAGTGAGTCAGACCTTGTAATCCGCTTGTATTGTAACCGCACGCCGTCGTGCCCGCATTCGGGATAATCGTCACCATACTTGATCCGCCCGGCATGCCCGGGTTCAACGGATCGTATCCGTATGTTTGGTTTTCGTCTCCACTAAGCATTGTTTGGGTCCTCTGTTAAATATTAGAAGCTATCAGCCTCTTGTAGGCCGCCGGTCGTCATATCTCCATCGGTGTTTTCAATCACCAGTACGTCGCCCTCCTCCGGTGTCGCCGCGTTCTGTGTGTCGGCGAACGAGGCCACGTCCCGGGTGGTCTCTAGGTCATCGAACAACGTGTTAACGGCTAACGTACTATCTCCTATCAACGTGACGTTTTGCCGGTCTAAGGAGCCGCTAGGCTGCCGTGGCGTGACGTTATCCGCAACCAACGCACCCTTGCGGGTGTATGGGCTAAACCTATTGTTGGTTCCAAATCTCTGCTCCCACCTAGACAACGAAGCCGGCGTAAACGCTCTATCTCTCTGCGTATTCGACATAGTCATGGCGCAGGCTCCTGGCCAATACCTATAAGCTTCTTGCCATTTAAGACCGCTGGATGGGCTGGCTTTAGAGGCCCATAGGTCGAGTTGTTTCATCGCGGCATTTGCCGCATCTACAACTTGCTGGCGGGGTCTCAAAGTATCGAGATAATATCTAGCCAACGTAGCTTGTGTACGTCTATATGACCCTGCGATTAGAAGCTTTCCCTGTGGTGAAGACGTCTCGATAAAATTGTTAATCAGAACGGCTGCGTCATTTAGAGCTATTTGGATACGGTCGTAGTTTATAGTGTTTGAGGTGGGATCTTCAAGACGGGACAGCTCTAAGGCTTCATTATACCCGAACACCTCAATAAAATAACTAACCGTAGCCGGGTTGCAGTTGTTGGCAATGCCCTCGGAATCAGGTGGCGGGGAGTATGGGGACATTTCTCAGTAAGCACTGTTCCTATTTAGCTTTCAACGGGGAGTTGAAAGTATGGTAGAATCTCTCCACTAGTGACCCATTGTACCCATGACCAAGAACCCTGTCGACGCAAACTATGTCGTTTACGGCTTCTATAGGAAAAACTGGACCCCTTTCTATATCGGGAAAGGTAGGCCTGACAGACCCTACAGGAAAGGCGGAAGACCCTGCCCGACTCCGGATCTAGATAGAATTCTGATCCTATATAAAGACTTGGATGAAGAGTCTGCACTTGATGTGGAGAAAAAATTGATTAAGGGTTACGGAAGAAAAGGAATCGACGAAGGTGGAATTTTACTTAACAGGTCATCTGGCGGAAGAGGGGTCCACGGAGTATCTTGCTCTGACAAGACTAGAGAAAAAATGTCTAAAAGCGCTAAGTCTAGTGGCAGGTCGGGGAGAAATCACCAAGGGACTAAACTTCACGATTGGACACACAACGATCACGGGGATCACCTATCTCTATCTGTAAACGAACTTATAGAGCTATACACAGATCTAGATTTAAAGTATTTTAGCCTGTGCAATGTAGTTTCAGGTGTTCAAATATCCTCTAGGGGTTGGAAACTATTAAAAAATAAGCATATCCCAGTTAAGCATATCCCCCAAAACAAAAGACTCTGTACTTGGGAGCACCCTGTGCACGGAATTTACGAGGAGAAGTCAGTCTATGACATGATAAAATATTTCCCAGAGCTCAACAGAGGGAACCTGCAAGCCGTTTTATCAGGGAAGAGAAATCACCATAGGGGGTGGAAAGTCTTAAACAACAATTGTAATGGTTTTACCAATACACTTCAAAAATCGAACTGGGTACACGAAGAGTATGGCACAATTATAAATGTAACAGTACCAGAACTCATTAAAAAATTTAAAGATCAAAAATTAGCATCTTCCGCCTTGAGTCTGGTAAAAAACGGTAAACTAATACAACACAAGGGTTGGACTATAGTGAAAGAAGAGAGTTAAAAAAAAGCCCGCCGTTTGACGAGAGGGCTATACTTACTCGAGTAAATTAACTCAAGACTTATTAACCGGATTCAGGAATACTGCACCAGCACCAGCTCTAGAAGTCTCACCAAGACCGACCAGTTGGAATTCACGTTCGACCAAAATGTCTCCGGTGAAGGTACGGCGGTCAAGATTGAAACGCTCAGGAACTGCCAGTGGGAAACCTGAAAGCTGATAGGTATACGCAAACGCCGGATTGCCATAGTTAGCATCAAGCGCCGGGGTAAATCCGTCAGTTGCTTCAGAAGGATGATAGAAGAGAATAGCTACGTTGTCGTAGATATTTTCCAGAGCACCAGTCTCCTGGTTGAGCTTAAGACGACGTGCTACACGAATCTCGGAAAGGCCGAAGATTTCGGCCAGACTCTTTTCGTTGATTAGCACACCGCGCTGCATGAAGTCACGAATACGCTTGTTACGCTTGAGGGCGTTAAAAGCATCGGGACTCAACACCATCTTGTTGGGGTACACAGAACACTGGGAGCGAACTTGCTCCTTCATGTCATCAATTAGTACCTCAATATCAGCAGTAGGGCTATTGAACTGGTCAGCACCGCTATTGTAGGTAGCGAGGTCAAGAATGTTACCAGATTCGTACTGAGTAATATCTTGAACTCTCTCTGCCACGTATACTTCCCAAGACTGCATTAGGCGGTTAGCGGCGTCTTTAGCAGCGTAGGCGCGAAGGTCGATAGCAGCAGCGCCATTTTTGGCCTCAGCAGCAATCTCCTCAGCAATTTCCCAGCTAATAGCTTCCTGACGAAGCGCAAAGCTCCGAGTTCCGAACTCATTTGATACTTTTTGGATATTAGTACCAGGAGCACGGAGAAAACTTTGAGCGGCAAATGCTTCTTTACCGAACGTAAGTGCGCGGCCGGCACGTACATTCATAGAAACCGCCGGAGCAAAGAAAGTAGCTACACCTTCAGCGTTTTTGTAACCCTGAGCGATTTGAGTTAGAATAGGGTCAATTACCCTTACCTGATCAAGATTCATCATAGTTAATTACGCTCCTGCCTCGTTACCGAGCTTCACGCGAATGTACTGACCAGCACCAGCGGTACCGATTACATCCATCGCACGACCCATGATCACGCCAGCACCAGCGGTGCTAGAGCCTTTACCGGTCGCATCTGAATACACCGCAGCGTCCACAGCAAAAGTGGATCCGGAATCAGCTTCGACGATGGCGATACCAGAGGTAACGATCGACAGAAGACTTTGATATGGGAAAACACCAGGCTTACGGGGAGTGGTCGAAGGATTCGACTCGCCCTCATACGTGCCAGGCCAGATGTACGCAGTCGCACCGCTAATAGCGGTCGCGGGTGCCGGAAGTACGGTCGCGGCGGTGTCACTGGTGCGGGTCATAACCCGGAACAGTTGCGCACCGATCTTGATCGTGTCACCAACGTTGAGTTGGGGGTCGAAGTTGGTACCGGAACCAGTAACAACGCCAGTGGTGGCGATGCTGAGCGTACCGCTGAGCGCGGTCAGCGCATCATCTTCAACACTGTAGCCTTTATCGGTCAGTTCACCTTGACCATAGAGCTTGTAGACATTTACCCCGGCGGCGTAGGCGCCGGCAGCGGGATAAGCACCGTCTCGTTTCACGAAACGGCAGCGTTCGATACCATTAGCAAGTGCGGTAGCGTTGGTTACAGTAACCGTCTCTCCGTACTTGTGGTCGAACGACATGTAACGGGGATCCGTTGCCATATTGGTTCGTTGTTCGAATGTTATTGGGGTGGCATACGGAGACGTAATGTCCGTATACCGGGGGGGGTTATCTTTGCCTTTAGTGTAACCGAACGGACAAGAATAACGTTTAGTTATTACTGGATTTGTCAGCCAGGGAGCCAAAGGCTCCCTGTTGTTACAAGGCCGTGATTAGTGATGACGCCGAAGGCGTTATCAGATTTCGTCGTTAAGAACGAGCTTCAGCGCGGACATATAATCCGTACCATTGGATTCGGCGTACTCAACCGCTTTCGCGTGAATATCCGCATTCCGTTCGTCGTAGACGTAGCCGTCGGCGTTGGGACGCTGAGTCTTAGCCTTCTTCGGAGCGGAAGCCGGAGTGGCGACTTCGCTAAAACTCACCATGGCGGGTAGCTTTTCCAGCATGCCCTTCATGAAATCGAACTGGGTCGCCTTACCCGCCTCGCTGAAGTTCACGTTGTTCTTAGCGTTCAGGGTTTCCATAAACCGAGACAAGTCAGAGATCGGAACGATCTGCTCGGTAAGCTTGCCGCCACCATACAAACCTTCACAGAAGTCCGTGATCTCTTTTTGGCGCATGAGGCGACGTTGGGCAGCCAGCTCTCCCTCGAGTTCGGCAACTTTCACGGCTAGAGGATCCGGAACCGAGGCTGAAGCCTCGGAGAATTCGGCAACCGAGTCGTCAGCCTCCGAATATCCGGGCATCATGCCCTCACCCATCTCCTGAGAGCCCTGAGCGAGTTGATACAACGCCATGATCAGTTGGTCTTCCGTGTATTGGGAAGCAAGGTCGGCGGCGATCTTCTCGTCCTCGTCACCGGACATGTCCTCGACGTCGGCACTGCCTTCGGCGTCGGGGGGCATACCTCCTTCCGCTTCGCCCTCCATACCATCAGGTCCCGCACCCTCCTCATCTACCGGAGGTGCTTCACCACCATCCTCATCTCCCATCTCCTCGCCATCAGGTCCTTCGACCATGGACAGGGACGACATCCCTTCCCGCTCTAGGCTCGGATCGGCTTCGCCAGGCATGGGGGCCTCAGGGGCCATCCCATCCCCGTACTCCATGTCGTACGGAGCAGCGGCACCAGTCTCCTGGACCTCTTGCCCCTCTTCGTCTGTCGCCTTAACACCATTAATATTGACATTAATGGTCATGCCCCGACTATCAGCGTGATCAATCACTTTGGTTTCTGCGGGGACTTCGGTTTTTCTTTTAGCCATAGTTGGTAAAGTTTCCTGGAATGAAATAGAAGACTCCGTGGGAGTGATTGTGATTGAGCCTTCGGGTAGGGATTCGGCGAAAGCGGTTAAGCCTTTTACTGCCGGGATTGACACAAGGCCAAGGTGGCGTAACGCCAACTGACCCGGTGTCGGATTGGTGTCGG